GGCTAGTATATACGATAATCAGATAAAGAATAGAAATTTTTTATCACCTACTGGGTTTAAGTTTGTTTTAAACCGAGCACGTAAAGTTTCGTTCTTAGGTAATGAAGCCAATATACCAGGATTGACTTTAGCAACTGCCGAGCAACCAACATACCTTGGTAGAGATATTCCATATCCAGGTAATGAAGTTACTTTTGAAGATTTTAATTTACGTTTTCTTGTTGATGAAAACTTGGAGAATTATAATGAGATATCTCACTGGATAAGAGCATTAGGATATGTAGAATCTTTAGAAGAGATACAAGACTTTCAAAATGCCAATGCAGATTTAGAGCAACCTGATAAAACACAACTAAATCTTTACTCTGATGGAACTCTTCAAATTTTAACCAGTTCGGAGAATCCTAATTTTAAAATTATGTTTAAGAATATGTTTCCAACATCATTATCCACATTGAATTTTGATGCAACAGCTGAGGATATAAACTACTTTACAGCAGACGTTACTTTCAAGTATACTATATTTAATATTACTGATTTATCTGGCAACCCCTTATGAGCGTAACTCTTGAAACACTTCAAGAGATGTGGGAAAAAGATGCAAAAATAGATAGAGATAATCTACACGAAGAATCATTGAATGTCCCCTCTCTTCATGCAAAATACTTTGAACTTTATAATACTATCTTCTTATTAAGAAAGAAAGCAGAGCAACAAAGAAAAAATATAAGACATGAAAGGTATGAGTACTTCTCAGGAAAGGCTGATCCCGATGTCTATATAGAGAACCCCTTTCCTAAAAAGATAAGGGATAAAGATACTATGCAAAAATATTTGGATGCGGATGAAAGACTATCCAATAGTTCCCTAAAAATTGATTATTATGATACAATGTTAGTATACTTAGAGAGTATTCTTAAAGTGATACAAAACAGAACGTATCAAATTAAAAATGCAATTGAGTTCATGAGATTTAATTCGGGGTTGGGTTGATGGATATAGAAATTACTGATAACTTTATGCCAAAAAAGGTTTTTGAAGAATTTGAACCTATAATAAGAGAAATTCCTTGGTATGCGAGTATTGTGCTTGATGATGAACTTCAGTGTGATCCAGTTTATAATTGTATGTTGACTCACAAGTTTTATGACAAATATAAACCTGAATCAGAATTATTTTTTAAATATATAGACCCTTTGCTTACTCATATAAAAGTAAGATCTTTAATACGAGTAAGGGCTAACTTAACTATGAGAACAGAAAAAATTATTAAACATGGATTTCATATAGATTATCAAGCTATAGTAGATGGAGAATTGCAAGAAACTAATAATTGTTTTAGCTCCATATTATATCTTAATACGAATGATGGTTATACAGAATTTGAAAATGGAACTAGAGTTGAAAGTATTGAAAATCGTTTAGTAACGTTTCCAATATCTTATAAACATACAGGAACAACCTGTACAGATAAACCATTTAGAAGTGTAATTAATTTTTGTTATTTTTAATCTAACACTACTCAATAAATACCCCTAAACTCATAAGATCATGACACCACAAGCTATCGAACAAGTACCACTATCATTTCAAGTTGTAAATCCCATGAATTATGGGTGGTTTATGTCTAGATTACCTCAACAGCATATTGATTATTTGTGGAGAATAATTAATAAAAAGAAAGGCGAATCTCACAAAGAACATTTGATAGGAAATATTAGCAGTAGTTATGTTCTAGAAGATGAAAATGATTATTTTTTCTTGAATGTATTAGATCCTCTTGCTAGACAATATCATGATAAAGCTGGGAATCAACATCCCATGAGACAGTATCAGAGAGAATTAACGAATTACAGATTAGGATTAGATAGTTTTTGGGTTAACTTTCAAAAGAAAAATGAGTTTAATCCATATCATGATCATGGAGGAGTTTACTCATTTGTCATATGGTTGAGAATTCCATATGAACATGCAGAACAAAATAGTCTTCCTTTTTTAGATGGGGTTAAAGAACAAGATAGAAAAGCAGGAATGTTTGAATTTCAATATTATGATATCTTTGGCAGAACCACTCATCATGGATATAGATTAGGAAAAGATGTTGAGGGAGTAATGTTGTTTTTTCCTGCAATGTTTAAACATACTGTATATCCATTTTACAACACCGATGAAACTCGTGTATCTGTCTCAGGTAATTTGTGGTTAAGACCTCCGAATGGATAAGTATATTTTTAAAAAAGATTCAGCTTTAACTGCTGATCTATGTAAATTGTGTATTGAGTATTTTGAATCTAGTGATCGCAAAGAAGATGATAAATCTAGAGGATATAAAGGTATAGCTGCATCATTAGAGTTTGATACTTTTACCGATTTATTAATGATATTAAATTTAAATATGCAATCATATGTAGATCAACATTCATATTTAACTAGACTGTATGCTCCTTGGAGGGTTGATAATGTATTTAATATTCAAAAGTATGAACCTGGTTATGCTTATGTAGAAGAACATATGGAGCATGGAAAAGATAGACGTGATTCTACAAGATTACTTGGATGGATGGCATACTTGAATACTATTAATCATAAAGGAGGGACTATTTGGCCTCAACAAAATTTTATTTCTTCTCCTAAAGAAGGAGATTTATATATTTGGCCTGCAGGATGGACACATAGCCATTATGGTATCGCTGCACCTGAAGAAACAAAATATATATTAACTGGTTGGTGTAGTTTTGTAGGGGTTGACAATACTTAATAAATACCCATAGATGCATGGGTTAAGTGATTGACACAACAGCCAATGTGGTAATATCTAAGGCTAACGAAGTATTTTTAAAAATTAATTCTGAACCTCATATTGAGTATGAGTTGAGAGACTACTTTACCTTTGAGGTAGAGGGTGCAAAGTTTATGCCTCAATATCGTAATAGGAATTGGAATGGAGAGATCCACCTATTTGATTTAAGGTCAAAGAAGATATATGTAGGATTGTTAGATAAGATTATTGCTTTTTGTGATAGGCACGATTACACATATAAGTTTGAAGATAATGATTATTATGGTGCTCCCTTTGAAGTTAATGAGGGAATATCATATGATGGTGTAAAAGATTACATGAGATCTATTTGCAATCATCAACCAAGAAAATATCAAGTAGAGGGAGTATACGATGCCTTAAAACATAATAGAAAGCTATTGATATCACCCACTGCTTCAGGCAAATCGTTGATGATTTATTCTCTTGTAAGATATTACGTTGAGAAAGGGCAAAAAATCCTCTTAGTTGTTCCAACGACATCTCTCGTAGAACAGATGTATAAGGACTTTGTTGATTATGGTTGGGATGCTGAGTCATTTTGCCACAAGATATATGCAGGTAAAGAAAAAACCAATGAGTTTCCAGTCACGATTACTACATGGCAATCTGTCTATAAACTAGAAAGGTCATTCTTTGAGGATTATAATGTAGTTATCGGAGATGAAGCACATCTCTTTAAGTCGAAGTCTTTAATATCTATAATGACAAAATTACATCATGCTAAGTATAGATTTGGATTTACAGGAACACTAGATGGAACTCAAACACATAAGTGGGTCTTAGAAGGATTGTTTGGGCCATCCTATAAGGTGACAAAAACAGAAGAACTAATGCGACAGGGACATCTCTCTCAACTGGATATACAATGTATTGTTCTTAAACATCCAGAGAAAAAATTTGAAACCTATCAAGATGAAATAGAATATCTAATCACTCATGAACAGAGAAATAACTTCATTAAAAATCTATCCCTTGATCTCAAAGGAAATAGTTTAGTATTATTCTCCAGAGTTGAAGCCCACGGACAGGTGCTTTACGATTTAATAAATAATAATAAGAAAGGTGATCGTAAAGTATTTTTTATTCATGGTGGTGTAGACACTAGTGAAAGAGAACTTGTTAGAGAAATTACCGAGGAGGAATCAAATGCGATCATCATTGCCAGCTATGGTACTTTTAGTACTGGGATTAACATTAAGCGGCTGCACAACATCATCTTCGCCAGTCCCTCAAAGTCCAGAGTTAGAAATCTCCAATCCATTGGACGTGTCTTAAGAAAGGGTAAGGATAAAGTAAAAGCAACATTATACGATATCTCGGATGACTGTACCTATAAGTCAAAGAGAAACTATACTCTCAATCATCTTATTGAGAGAATCAAAATCTACAATGAAGAAAATTTCAACTATGAAATAATAACTATCCAATTAAGAAAATGATAGAAGACGACTTTTATGCTACATTAAAATTCAAATCTGGAGAAGAAATTTTCTGTAAGGTAGCTTCTACTGAGGAAGAAGATGAAACTCTTTTAATAGTTTCTCATCCTGTTGTCATAACAGAAATTAAAGGAAGAGTAGGCTTAGTTGGATATAAATTAGAACCTTGGTTAAAAACATCGACAGAAGATATGTTTTTAATTAGTATGAATGATATTCTTACGATGTCCGAATCAAGTGACGTTGAAATGATGACGATGCACCAGCAATTTATGAGAAAAAATAATATGCCTGGAGATGGTAGTAGTAAATATAAATTAGATAGAAAATTAGGATATATTTCTAATATTAATGATGCTAAAGATATCTTAGAGAAATTATATAAAACTAAGTAAGATATTATTTTCTGAACCTCCACAGAGTTATTCTACTGTATTTTTGAGACTTGTCAAGTCTGTCACCTGGTCACCTTGTCAATATGGGTTAGAAGTGTTATAATATCTACATAATAGTGATAAAGACCCATGATAATGAAACCAGGTATGGCTAAAAGAAAAAGGTCGGAACACTACGTTAATAATAAAGAGTTTCTTGCTGCTTTAATAAGGTAT